AGGACGCCAACAACTTCATCGCGGGCCAAGTGTTCCCGACCATCCCGGTCGCGAAGCAGTCGGACCGCTACTACACCTACGACCGTGGTTTCTTCAACCGCGACGAAATGGAAGTCCGCGCTCCGGGTACGGAGTCGAAGGGTGTCGCCTACGAAGTCGACAACACTCCGACTTACTACGCCCCGATCTACGCGGCTCACCACGACATCGCTGACGAAGTGCGTGCGAACGCTGACTCGGTGCTGGACCTCAACCGCGAAGCGGCGGAACTGCTGACCCACAAAGCTCTCATCAAGCGTGAGAAGCTGTGGGCCGACACTTTCTTCGCTGGCAGTGTGTGGACCAACGACTATGATGGTGTCTCGGGTACTCCGGGTGCCAACCAAGTCAAGCACTGGAGCGATGCGGCCTCGACCCCGATCGAAGACGTTCGCTTCGCGAACACCACGCTGATGCAAGAAACTGGTCGTGCGGGTAACACCCTGGTGCTGGGCCGCGAAGTCGCGGACAAGCTCCTGGATCACCCGGACATCATCGACCGCATCAAGTACGGCCAGACTCCGGGTGCCCCGGCGATGGCTGGCACCGCTGCTCTCGCGGCGCTGTTTGGTGTGGAGCGCGTCCTCGTGATGAACTCGATCGAGAACACCGCTGCGGAAGGTGCCACCAACAGCCACTCGTTCATCGGTGGCAAGAAGGCGCTGCTGTGCTACGCTGCTCCGAACCCCGGTATCATGACCCCGTCGGCTGGTTACACCTTCGCGTGGAACGGCTACATGGGTGCTGCCGGTGCCGGTCAGCGCGTCAGCCGCTTCCGCATGGATCACCTGCGCTCGGATCGCATCGAGCTGGAGATGGCCTTCGACCAGAAGCTGGTCTCGGCAGATCTCGGCTTCTTCTGGGACAGCGTCATCGCCTAATACCGAAGGGTACCATGTACAAGTCTCGACTTCGCCGTGGTACCCTTGACCTGTCCAAAAAACTGGTCGCCCGTCGCCCCTTCCGCTTTGCGGGTAAGGATTACGCGGCAGGCGACCAGTTCCCCTGGCGAAAGCTGGGGGTTGCTGAGCGTCAAGTGGGCATTCTGTTTGACGCTGGCAAGCTGGAGATGGTCGAGGACAAGAAGCCGGAAGCCCCCGAGGCTCCGGTGAAGGAGGCAGCAGCCAAGAAGGCTCCTGCCAAGAAGGTTTCCAAGAAGGTCGTTGACGAATCGGTTGACGACAAGTAAGACCGAGGTGCCGGGAACCTCCCGGCATCTACATACCCGCTAATGGTTAAGAAGACATCGTCGCCGAATGTGGTCATCGAGGTTCTCGATGACCATGTCAACGATGTCATTAAGGCGCTCGCCGCTGAGACGAATAACGCGCTGGTAGACGCAACCCCAAAAGACACTGGGTTCGCCAGTGCCAACTGGAGGGTCACCCTCAACAAACCAGCCAGTGGTGTTCTTGGTGCCAAAAACGAGCGGGCCGCAGCAGCCGCCGCGACCTTGGGCAGTTCCCAAAGCACGCAGGCCATCGCGTCGTACGACCACAAAAAGCACCGAGAACTCTACATTTCAAACAATGTAGACTATATTGGCATGACGGATGCTGAGGGGAATCGGGGCCTTAACGCTGGCTCCTCGCCCCAGGCTCGACCGTTCTTTGTTCAGACGGCTATCTACAAGACGGTCTCCAAAGTCCAGAAGGCATTCAAGAGTGTTATCCGGAGGATCAAGTAGTGGCAGCACCGAACTTTGTAGGACCTAACGGCACCCTCCTGGTCAGTCCGAACGGTACTTTCCTGGTCGGCGTTGAGTCTGACACCTCGGCTTCCGTCGGTACTTTCCGTGAGGCGCTGTACCAAGCATTCTACGATGGCTGGTCGGACCTTACCCCACTTTTCTTTGAAAACGAGGCGCACGACGAGGAGCTAGACTCCTGGGTGCGCTTCTTCATGCGGAACACCTTCGCGTCCCAGAACACCCTGGGCAAGACGGGTACCCGCAGCTTCGCCCGTGAGGGCGTCGTATTTGTTCAGGTGTTCACCCCCCTGAACTCTGGGTTGGCTGAGAGCGACACCTACGCTGAAGCTGCCCGTGAAATCCTTGAGGGTGTCACCATTAGTGGCGTCCACTTCCGTGGAGTTCTTACGAATGAAATCGGACCCACGGGTAAGTGGTTCCAGGTGACCGTCGAGGCTCCCTTCACCTACTACATCCAAAAGTAAATGGCCCGTTCCCTTACCAACAACGCCAACTGGGCGTTCGCCAAGGAGGATAGCCTCGGAGTTCTTCCGGGTAGCCCCGAGTGGTTCAACCTGGAGCCGAACAGCATTTCCTCGTACGGCGCTAACATCACTACTGTCTCCCGAGACCCCATCTCCAAGAACCGTCAGCTCCGCAAGGGCTCGACGACCGACCTGGATTCGTCTGTGGGTCTCGAAGCCGACCTCACGCTCTCGCACTTCGAGAACTTTATTGAGGGCTTCTGTTTCGCTACCAGCACCGCCACCGTACTCGTCTGTGATGAGGTTGTGGCTACTGGCTACAGCGTCACCAGTAGCAACGGCGACCTCGCTCAGAACACCTTGGTCTTCGCTCGTGGCTTCGACACCGCAGCCAACAATGGGCTGAAGGTTGTTGGCGCAGCCTCGACCACCACGGAGATCAAGGTATCTGGACTGTCGGCGGAAACCCCGACCGGCAACGCGACGGTCGAAATCGCTGGCGTGCGCGGCACCGCTGCGGACCTCGAAATCGACGCGAGTGGCGATCTCATCAGCACCACGCTTGACTTCACCACCCTGGGTCTGACCGTTGGCCAGTTCATCAAGCTCGCCGGGTTTACCAACACTGCCAACAATGAGTTCGCCCGTATCTCGGCGATTGCGGCAAACAAACTGACCCTGGACAAGAAGTCCACCACCTTCGTGACCGAGTCTCCGGCTGGCGCAGTGGACATCTACTTCGGTGGATTCGTCCGCAATGTCCCGACCGACGACGCCGACTTCCTGGTGCGGTCGTACCAGTTTGAGGCTTCGTACAAGGACCTCGACTCGGTCGGCACTGACGAGTACGAGTACGCCAAGGGCAACCTCGCTAACGAGCTGGCCTTCAACCTCCCGGTCGCGGACAAGGCTTCGATGACCTTCGGGTTCATCGGCACCGACTCGGAGCCGCCCAGCACTACCCGCGCGACGAACGCCTCTTCGGCCAAGGACCCGAACAAGACCGAGATGTTCAACACCTCGGCTGATATTGTGCGTCTTCGGATCACCGAGGTCGACGAAACTGGTCTGACCACGGACTTCAAAGACATCAGCGTTACCCTGCGTAACAATGTGTCGCCGGAGAAGGTCCTCGGCACCCTGGGTGCTGCGTACATGAACTACGGCAACTTTGAGGTCATGGTCGAGGGCGAGGTCCTGTTCACCGACAGCACGGTGTCCGAAGCCATTCGCAACAACCGCGAGGTCACCATGGACTTCTGCATCACCAACGGTGACGGCGGGTTCATGCTGGACATCCCCGCGATGACCATGGGTGGCGGCGAGCGCAGCTTCCCGGTCAACGAGTCCATCACCCTCAGCACGACGGCGATGGCCCATGAGGACGAAGAACTCGGCACCAGCCTCGGTGTCAGCCTCTTCCCCTACCTCCCGTAATACTAACCACGGGTGACCCGGCCTAGCTGGGTCACCCACAACCCCACAAGAATCATGGTTGACTTCAGCAACTTCAATCACCTCAACCCGTCGGGCGACAAGCCCGTCAACTACGAGCTGGACATTCCGGGCATGGAAGACCCCATCGTCCTGGAAGTCCTCCCCGCTCTCGCGGTCAACAAGCCGCTCCTCAACGAACAGGCCAAGATGCACGCTAAGCTCCAACGCAAGATGGGGCGGAAGCAGGAACTCTCGGTCAAGGACCTGGAGGAGATGCGCTCTGTGATCCGAAAGCAGTACGCGCAGTATGTCGTCAAGGGCTGGAAGAATGTTCTCGATGCTTCGGGCGAACCCGTCCCGTTCAGCGTCGACAACTGCCACCAGTTCCTGATGATCCTGCCGGACGAAATGTTCGACGAGATCGCGGACTTCTGCCGCGACCCGGAGAACTTCCTGGAGTCGGCAGACGCCGAAGATCTGGGAAAGCT